ATACAAACTTAGACGATGTTGATGCGATCTTTTCCTCCACAGGAACATCGGTCGCCATCAACCTAGATGGTGCAGTTATTGATAGTTCCGTCATTGGTGGGACAACTCCCGCAGCAGGATCTTTTACTACTCTTACAGCTTCAGGTGATTTAACAGTAGATACAGATACTTTATTTGTAGATGCTTCTGCTGATTCAGTAGGTATTAATACCACAAGTCCAGCATTTCAAAACGCTAATGCAGGATTGCATATTGTAGATGCAACTGCTCCTGGTATTAGATTACAAGATTCAAACGCAGTTAATTCAGATTTTGAAATCTATTCACCAGACGGAGTTAATAATTTAAGAATTGCTAAAGCTGGTACAGACTTTATGGCTCTTGACAGTTCTGGAGTAGGTATCGGTACAACAAGTCCAGATTTTTTACTTGATGTTGAAGGTAGTAATACACAACTTAAGGTCGGAACTGCATCACAAGATGGTGGTTTTTTAACTTCTACAGATAATAACCAATTAATCGCATCTGGTGGTTTTTATTTTAATGGTACAAGTTTTATTGCTGCTGCAACATCTGCATCTGGAGTATCTTTTGATAATGGTGGCACATTTTTTTACAACAATACAGGATTGACAGATGGTGCGTCATTTACATTAAATGAAACAGTCAGAATCGACTCTTCAGGCAACGTAGGTATCGGTACAAGTAATCCTGCTGACAAACTAGACATAGTAGGAACAGGTGCAGAAACAGGCTTAAGTATCGCTTCTGGTGGTAATGGTGGTGTCAATTTATTTGAGGTTACATATTCTGGTGGCACAAGAGGTTCAGCTTTTACTATTGATGATAGTGAAAAGGTAGGTATCGGTACAAGTAGTCCTTCACATAAATTAGATGTAGTTGCTGGAAGTGGAGATAATTTCCCAGTTGAATTTAATGGTGATAGTGGAGTATCTGGTTATCTATATAGTGATTCAGGTGGTGCAGGAATGTTCAACGGCAGTGCAGTTGCTGGTTCAGAAGGTATTTATTTACAATCTACTACTGGATTTGCGTCTTTTTATACCAATGGCTCAGAACGTATGCGTATCGATAGCTCAGGCAACGTAGGGATTGGTACAGATAACCCAGCTTCAAAACTGGAAGTAGAAGATACAAATGCTGTAGGTGCAATAAAAATAGAAGCATCTACTGGAACAAATGGTGCTGCTCTTTTGTGTCAAAATACTGGTGGCACTTCATATTTTGGCAGAAATAACTCTTCTGGTGGTGCTTTTACTGGTTCAGCTTATGCAACAGTTGTTTATAGTGGCGGTGCTTATCCTATGTCGTTTTATACAAACGATACAGAACGCATGAGGCTTGATAGTAGTGGAACATTAATGTTAGGCACTACAGGCCCTATTGGACCTGGAGTTATTGCTGTTAAATCTACAACAAGTGCTTATGGTTGTTTGGGATTACAAAATTCGACAGGGAATGGTGGAAGTTTTGTACGATTTGCAAATGCAACCAATACTGCAGTTATTGGAACAATCTCAAATAATGGTGATACAGCAGTAGCTTATAACACCACATCGGATGCTAGACTCAAAGACGTTACTGGTGAAGCAAGAGGTTTAGAAGTTATTAATGCTCTTAATCCAGTTGCATATAATTGGAAAGAATCAGGTAAAGCTGACGAAGGTTTGTTGGCTCAAGAAGTATTAGAGGTAGTACCAAATGTAGTATCAGGTTCAGATGATGATTACTATGGTGTTGATTACAGCAAACTGGTAACACCACTTATCAAGGCAGTACAAGAACAACAAGAACAAATCGAATCACTCAAAAGTGAAATAGAGCTATTAAAAGGAGGACAGTAATAATGGCAGTTTCTTACGAATGGGACGTATCTAACGTAGATTACTACCCAGAACACGATGGACAAAACAAAGTAATTTTTAATGTTCATTGGCGATTAAATGGCGTTGACTCTGAAGTCGATGCTGAAGGTAATCCATACTCAGCAGGAGTTTATGGATCTGTAGGTTTAGATGTATCAGATTTATCTGGTTTTGTCGCTTACGATAGTGTAACTGTATCTGATGTACAGGGCTGGGTTGAATCGGCTTTAGGCGCAGATCAAGTACAATCTTACAAAGATGGTATCGATGCTCAGATCGCAGAATTAAAAAACCCTTCTGTCGAGCATGGTGTAATAGGAAGTTAATATGGATTTTATAATTAGTATCGTACAAATAGCAGTACACGTTATTGCCATCGCATCTATTGTGTCGGCTTTAACACCAAGCACAAAAGACGATGAGCTAGTAGCCAAAGTTAAAAAATATGTGGATCTACTCGCTTTAAACTTAAAGAAGTAAAATAAATGTATGGCATTAGTTTCTATCACTCCACCCGCAGGAATTGTCACCAACGGCACGAATTATTCCAATAAGGGCCGTTGGGTTGATGGAAACTTAGTTCGTTTTGAAAATGGCTACCTAAAACCTATAGGTGGCTGGTCCAAATTAAGAAGCACAGCTCTCGATGGTGAACCTATCGGGATGCACGCTTATTCAGATAATGCTGGTAATGCTGTTCTCGCTGTCGGCACAAGGCAAAAAGTTTATGTCTTGTACGACAACACCTGGACCGATATTACCCCTGTAGGCTTCGTCAATGACGCTGCTAACGATCCTTTAGGTTATGGTGCATATAACTGGGGGGTAGAAGATTACGGCGACGCACGTTCGCAATCTGGCTTACCGCTTGATACAGGGCATTTTTCTTTTGATAACTGGGGAGAGGATTTAGTCTTTTGTTTTTCTGGCGATGGTAAAGTTTATAAATGGTCGCCCGATTCAGCAGGTGGCACACCAGATACTGTTGCTACCGCAGTAACCAATGCACCCACAGGCAACCAAGCCATCATAGTCACCAACGAAAGACATTTAGTAACCATTGGTTCTAGCGATGATCCCAGAAAAATTGCTTGGTCCAATAGAGAAGATCGTACCAACTGGACACCACTAGCTCGTAATACTGCTGGTGATCTACAAATACCAACGGGCGGACGTGCTTTGTATGCCGTTAAGTTTGGTACAGATGTTATTGTTTTTAGTGATACAGGTATCAGCCGTATGTATTACGCTGGTAGCCCATTTGTTTATTCCATCGCTGATGCTGGGACAAACTGTAAAGCCGTTGGCCGTAGAGCAATTGTCCCAACTGGTAATTTCCTAGCATGGATGGGAGAAAACTCATTCTTTATTTACGATGGACAAGTTAGAGAAATACAATGCGATGTGCATGATTACGTTTTTGATAATCTTAATTTACAAGGTAGAGCTGCAAGTTGGGGTGGACACAACTCAAACTTCAATGAAATATGGTGGGGTTTCCCATCTGGTGATGGACAATACACACCAAACAAATACGTTATATGGAACTACGCACAAAACGTATGGTCAATCGGTGAACTAGATCGTGGTTGTTGGATCGACCAAGGGGTATTTGATTTCCCTATAGCTGGTGATTCATCTGGCTTTATCTACGAACACGAAAGCACAACTTTAGCTAAATCACCTAACAACAATGGCACATCACCTTTCTGTCAGTCTGGACCAATAGAAATCGGACAAGGCGATAGAATTGCTCAAGTCAATCAAATCATACCCGATGAAGAAGCCAACGTCTTACCAGGCGTTACCATTTCATTTACTGGTAAATTTACGCCATTAGGATCTGAAACAGACTTTGGTTCATTTACTTTTGAAAACGATGGTTATACAGACGCACGCTTTAACGCACGTCAAGTTAAGATGAAAGTCACAGGTTCAACCACTCAAGATTTCCAAGTCGGACAAATACGAGTAGATGCTCGTGCAAGGGGACGTAGATGATAGACTTATCAGCACAAAGACAATACATACAACGAGCCGTCAATGTAAAACATTCTTTCACTGGCATTACACAAGTAACGCTTTATACAGCGCCCAATGGTGGTGATGATTATACTTTTGCAGTTTTACTGGGTATTTTTGCTTGTGATACTGGTAATCAGCAAACTAACTTAGACATATCTATAGTTGATACAAGTGCTAATGAGTTTTTTCTTTATAAGAACCATAATATACAAGCGTATGGTACAGAAGAATTAATTGTTAATTCAGGACTAATATTAACAGATGGTGAATCTATTAAAGCACAAGTGGATCATGCCAACATAGATATATTTTTTAGCATTGTTGAATATGCAAAAGGCGATTAAAAAATTAGACAGACAATCCCAAGCACAACAAGAATGGGAAATACAATGGGAACGTTGTAAACCTTGGATTGAGAAAGCCGTAAAACACCAAGACGGCTATACAATAGACGACATAGAGGATAAAATAAGACAAGGAATATTTCATTTATGGCCTGGTAAGAAATCAGCCATGATTACAGAGTTTGTTGTATTCCCACAATACAGAGCTTTGAACTTATTGTTCTGTGGTGGCAAGTACGAAGAACTCGCAGAAATGTTACCATATATAGAAGATTTCGCTCGTAGAGCGCAAGTAAAAAGACTTTATGGCGGTGGTCGTAAAGGTTGGCTTAGAAAGCTAAAAGGATTAGGTTTCGAGCCAGAATATTTAATTAGAAAAGACTTATGAGTAAAGGCAAGCAAACAGTAGAAACCACAGTACCACAGTTTCAACAACAACAATATCAAGACATCTATCAACAGGCTAGAGGTTTGGCACAACAGCCATTTATACCTTATACAGGCCCGCAAGTAGCTGGTTTTTCACCAGATGAATTAAGAGCCTTTGGAGCTACAAGACAACAATTTGGCAGAGCGCAACAATTTGATCCATTTGCTCAAAGACAACAATTAATGCAACAACCAGCACCATCTTTATTGGGTGCTGATATATCAGCATATCGTTCACCATTTGAACAACAGGTAGTTGATGTTGCCCTTGGTGATATTCAAAGACAAGCCGATATAGCTCAACAAAGAGCGCAAGAACAAGCCATTCGTGCAGGCGCATTTGGCGGTTCAAGAGGTGCGATCTTAGAAGCAGAAGCTGCTCGTCCGTATGCTGAACAAGTAGCAAGAGTTGCACCACAATTACGACAAGCTGGATTTGAGCAAGCACAAAGAGCTGCTGAATCCGATATTGAAAGACAGCTTAGACAACAACAATTCCAAGCTGGTTTGATTGGACAACAAGAACAGGCTCAAAGAGCTGCTGTATCTGGTTTACTAGGTACAGGCGCACAACAAAGAGCATTGCAACAGCAAGCTCTGGGTGCAGGAAGAGGAGAGTTCGAGCGTGCGTTACGATACCCACAACAACAGTTTGGTTTACTATCACAAGCTCTTAGCGGTATTCCAGCTATGCAAGGACAAGTATCAAGAGGTACAACAGGCGCTGGTGATATTTTAGGTGGCATAACTGGATTACTTGGTGCAGGTTATGCAGGTGGTTTTAATCCTTTGGGATTTTTGGGAATAGGTAAATAATAATGGCATACGATCCAAATAATCCATTTCAACCATTTAACACTTCACCAATGAGTCTTTTAAATGTTGGTGGGTTTAGACAGCCTGGCGACAATCAAGGATTAGCTCCTCAAAATGTTTTTAATCAACAACAATTTAATCAAAACCAACAAAGCAATGATCTGAAAAGACGACAACAACTTGGTAATGTGTTGCTTGCATTCAGTGATGTATTTAGGGGTAAAGATCCATCTAGTGGTGTTTTGCAAAGACAACAATTATTTCGACAACAACAAGAAGAGGAAGAGCAAAAAGCACAACAAGCAGAGTTACAGAAAATGCAAGAAGAGTTTTTCAAAGATCCAAAATATAAAAATATGGCTAAAATATTTGGTATTCAATTTGCTTACCAACAAAGACAATCTGATATGGCTTCTGAAATAGAAGCTCAAGAAAATCAAAAGTTTCTTGATAATGTAAAAGGAACTGTTTTTGAAAAAATAGCAAATATAGCAGGCGTAGATCAAGCAAGAGGTGCTTATATTAACCAAACACTTGATCCAAAAAATTTACCAGCAGATATTCAAAAATTAAACACATTAAAATCTTTAAGAGAAAGACTTGATCCAACATCACCAAATTACGATCCAAATTACACAACAGATCAATACAGACAAGATGCAAGCATTTTGGGCGTAAATGCAAACCTTTTAAAAGGCAAACAACAATTTATATCTGAATATGCAAAACAAATGAGAACAGCAAAAACTTTAAGTGGCGAGCGTTTATATAATGAACAACAACTTAAGGATATGGGTGAAGAAGCATATCAAGTTTATTTTGGTAATGAAGTTGAGCAAACAGAACCAAGCCCAACTCCATTTCCAACAGATAATGGTGATATTATAGATTTAGGTTCTCTTGATTAGATTAAATGAAAAAACTAAATAATAAATGCCAAAATATACCTTTGAAGTAGATGGACAAAAATATAGTGTTACATCTGATACACAGCCAACAAAAGAACAACTATTAGCTTTCGTTGCAAAACAAGAAGCACCTAAACCAACCCCAGCTCCAGAAATTTTAGAGCCAGAAAAACAAGAAACATTAACACCACAACCAGAATCAATCAATCAGATTACACAACAACCAACTGCTGTCGAGGTAAAAGATACAGAACCGCTAA